GGTAAATAATTTGCCCGATGGTTCCGGACGGTAATCCGCCGACATCGGCCAGCGACTTCCACCGCAGACCAATCGTCCCGCCGTCCATCGCCAGTACGCTATCAATTGCAGGTTGTGCCAGTCCCTTAATCACATTGCCGCCGTAAAAATAGGCAATGTTGAAATCATTTGGTGATCCGTCTTTGCGCACCGCATCGGGGTCGGCCTCTTGAAGTGTTCCGGTCTTTATCCCGTCCGCATCGGTATAGACAATCTTCGATGGTGTCGCGGTGCCAAGCAGTTGATTGAGTAATGTAGTCAGGCTTTGCGAACCTAGAATGGTTCCATCACCATCAAATACGGCAATCTGCCCGTCCCATCCGCCGCCGGTAATTACAAACTGCGGGAATTTCGCATTGAACCGCGAATCCGCAATCTGAGCAACCCGCGCATCGGTCGAAACCATAGTATCGAGATAGCCCAGATAGGTTGCCCCGGCCAGATTAATTCCAATTAGCGTTCCGAGCAGTTCGTGCGCGGTCGCCGAAGCAAGCACCAGCTTTCCTGCCTGAAATGGCGTGGTGGTACTCTCCTTGACAACATCGGCCGGCAGTATTCCGCCCGCATCGCCAAACTCCAGCCCGTCCTCTGTCGCGTTCACCACCAGCGCCTTGCCCGCCGAAAATCCGCTTAACCCGTCGAGTAAGTCTAGCATCGTGCGCCAGCCGGTGAAGGTGCCTTCGGCGTTGACGGAGAAAATACGGTCCGCCAGAAAGTCGTCCCCTGCCGGATTGAAAATGATGCGTTTAACATCTTCCGGATCGTTCGGGTTGGTGAAGGTGATTTCCAAGGTTTGGAATTTGATTTCGTCTTTTGCGCCAGGCAGATGGTCGGCGGAATGGTTTGCCAGCGAAACGGTTGTTCCGGAGTCCGTCTGCGCCAGCAGAATGCCGCGACCGGACCGCAGGACGGTTGATCGCAGATAGGTTCCGAGCCGACGCACCCATCCCCATAAATCGTTTTTATCTCTCAGTTCTGGAGGAAATAGACCCATGTTTTTTTAGACCTCAGACTACAGGCTGCCGGCGGCAGGCTTTCTTTCAAGTTTCATGTTTCAAATTTTAGGTTTCAATAAATGTCGCCATCCCAGCCGTTTTCAGCGTACTGGTAAGTCTGAACGCGCTGGAAGACCGTCACCGGATTGCCGCCATTACGGGCCATGCCGATATAGCGGCACGTCACGCCTGTTTTCAGCCAGTAGGCCGAAAATCCATCCTGTCCGCGATGTCCGACCCCCGAGACGGTTGCAAAAAGATAGGTTCCATAATCTGTTACGCGCTGGATCGGCTGGGGACTCAGATAGTCTGTTACGCCGGGCTTACTTGCCGGCCAGTCCGGATCATAATTGGGGTGCTGCTCGATCGGCACGTTGATCATGTTGGTGTCGTATTCGGTTTCGACGGTCGAAAGCATGTAGTCGGCAACAGAAATCAGTTCGGCGTAGGCTTCGCCGTAGGTGTATGTTATCATGCGCTTGCCGTTTGCTGTTTCGCGCTGGTCGCTGATTTCTTTGAGAACCAGTCCGGAGTAGGCCGCTCCGATGGCCGGATGAACCGGCGTTCCTGTTCCCGCAAAAACAAAGGTGCGCACGATGGTGCGCCCGGCGTCGGTGGTGGTTTCGTGCGGCGATCCGGGCTGTTCAATGAGTCCGGCTTGTCCAATCAGTTGAGGGGCGGCCATAAAATTCTCCTAGTAAACAGGTGCGGAGCTTGCCAAACGGGAAATCGGCGGAGCGTCAAGTTTTTGAACGAGGCGGGCGGTGTTGTCGGCAGTGGCCTGGGTGGCGCGGGCGATCTCCGCCTCGCGGTCCACAGCGGCCGGACGAATGACTCCGGACCCAAGCACGTTGGCTCCGATCTGGCGCAGGCTGTCAAACCTCTGCTGAAACTGTTTTGTTCCGGCGCCGCGCAGTTCTGTTACGGATACTCCGGCATCAGCCGCCGCCTTTTCAGCCAATTTTTCAGACGCCTTCTGTTCGGCAGCCAGTTTCTTTTCCAGCGCCTTAGCGGTCTCTTCGGCCTTTTTATCCTCTACCTTTTTGGCTTCCTCGGCTTCGGCGGCATAAATCTCTCCTATTTTCCCTTTGCGCAGAGCGGCATTTTGCTCTTCTGATTTTTGACGTTCCTGGGCCAGCTTCTGGCGAAACATTTTGTCGTCATTGCGATCTTCGGCCTGATATTCATTAAATGTATTGTAATTGGCCTGACTGGCGCGTTGCCAGATTTCTGCTCCGGTAAATGCTTTTCCGGGATCCAGCAGGTCGGTAACCATTGAGCTGGCGCCTTCTTTAAAGGCCTGTAAATAGTTCCATACAACCCTTCCGGCGTTATAAGCGTGAACCATAAATCTATCCCACATGTTCTTTGATCTTATACCAAGCCGATCCATTGCATCGCCGACCTGATCGAGTTGAGCAACCAAATCATCTTCCAAAACCAGACCGGCTTCATCGGCCTTTTTAATCATGCCTCCAAATCCGTTATCGGCCAGAGCGATTAGAGCACCCTCCAGTTTGGCGGCTTTGACCTTGCCGAAAATATCAACCAGCGCGCCGAAGTCGCCGACCGATTTGTATCCTTTGGCGACCGCTTCCAGCAGTTGCGGGGTTGATTTGTTGGCGATGTCTTCCAGCGAAATTCCGAGCTTTTGGAATGCCGCAATAGTGGTTTTGTTCCCCTCAAGGGCTTCATCCTGCGCGGAGCGGAAGGCCACCAGCCCCACTTCGGCGGCTTTCATCCCGCCGGTCATTTCCATGGCGGATGCCTGAAAGGCCTGGAGCTGTTCAACCGTCAGGCCGGTTTGTTCGGCCATGTCGGCCGTCCGCCCTGCCATTTCGATGGATGCTTTGGTGAAGTTGGTTATAGCTGCCACTGCCGCGCCGGCGCCGAACGCCAAACCAAGTTTTCCAGCCAGACCGCCCAGCGAGCCTTTGAACCCGTCAACATGGCCTTTGGCCTGCGCAACCCCGGCTTTTACCCCGGAGGCGTCCAGCGACATCCTTGCTCTGATTTCTGCGCCCAAACTCATAATTAGTCCTCAGGCTGCAGGCTACAGGCTGCAGGGCTGGTTGGTTTTTCTAAATTATTCATCTGTTCAAAAACGTCCTGCTCTTTCAGCGTTACCAGCGAGTCGTCGCCACGGTTGGCGGCAACCGCCGCAAACAGTTCAAGGGCGCGGGGCAGCGGCATATCCCACAGTTCGGCGGGGGTATAATTCAAATCGCGCTGTAAGGCCGCAAAGACGCTCAGGTGCCAAGGGATGACCGGCTGGCTCTCCCGCTCCGGATCCCAGCGCGGCGGGGCCATCATGTAGGTTTCAAGATATTCCAGCAGGATGTCGCGCTGCTCATCAAATTCCTTATCGTGTGCGCCCCACCTTAACCCGAGCAGGTGCAGTGCCTTGACGGCCTTGCCGGACAGATAACCACGGATTCCATCCGTATAGGTGCGCGAGCAGATCCACGCGGCGACGGCCACATCGCCATTTGTCATGGTTTCTGCTGAACCGATAACCACCGGATGATCCAGCGCCGTCAGCAGGTCGATGTGGCCCAATGAAAAAGGCCGGAGCCTCAGACCGAGGCACTTCGGCGGGACAAGCAGCGTGTGTTTACAGTACGGGAACATTCGAAGGCCTTAGGCTTTTGGCCTTAGACTTTAGGAAGCCCACTGCGGCCTGTAGCCTAAAGTCTAGGGCCTTTTTAAATTATGCCGCGTCGTAAGCATCAGACATGCTGGCTTCACGAACCAGGGTCATGCTCAGGCGGGCGATGCCGCGCGAGAATTTGACCGACGATTCCTGAACCCGGCGCTTCACCGCTGCCACACCGCCCGGCTCCTTGAGGCTGACAATGGAGTTTTTGATTGGCGCAGTGATGGATGAACCGGACTTGATCATCCATGTTCCACTGGTGACGGTTTTGGCGTCGTAGGTGATGACGGTGGCCGTGGCGTTGTCGTCGTCTTTAACAATCTCTTCCTCGGCCTCCGGTTTGACTTCCAGGTCTTCCGTTGCAAAGCCGGTGTATTCCGCGCCGGAAAAGCCAAGTTCCCATGCCTGCCCGATCTGTGATGGTGCTGCCATAATGAATTCTCCTATCTACTGATTTCGCGTGTGCCTCTGATACCATAGCCCCGTTTATTCAGTTGGTTTGGGCCGGAACAAGACAGAGCCCTGCACCGCCGTTACAAAACTGTTGCCAGAAGGAACAGAGCGCTCCGCCGCCGAGGGCTCAATGCGGTCAATAATCACCCCTTCCGCCAATCCGTTCAAGGTGGTGATGAAGTCGTCGTCGTGGATCAGATCCCGGACGAACGCCGTCAGCGCGCGGTGGTTCGGGCGGCCGTAATCGCTATGCGTCCGGATTCCCACCGTGAGAACGCCCTGGCGGTTGCCCGTGACCTCTTCAATGGATCGCTCGTCTTCCGGAATGTCGGAGTTCGGCAGCATGATCAAAACAGCAGGCTCTTTGATTTCTGAGTTTTCCTGCCCGACATAAAACGATACTTCCGCCGGAAACGTCGCGGAATTAATCAAAACCTGCTTCACCGCGTCTTCCACCCGTTCCTCTAAATCAAAAACTGCCATGATGAACCTCCGTTCAGGCTTCGGGCTTCAGGTGTCAGGCTTCAGGAACTTCCTGTCGCCTGCGGCCTGCGGCCTGTGGCCTTTTTTATTTTGCTGAATACTTTTTTGCCAACCTGAAAAATTCTTTATTGATGCGGGTTTCAATGGCCCGCACGCGCCCCTGCAAAACCTTGGCAATGGCCCCTGAATGCCGTCCGGCGTATGGAACGGAGTTGACGGCCTCAATATAGCCCTGCCCGTCTTTGATGGTGTCGGCGGCAGATCCGGGTGAGTTATGGCGCGTTATCCATGCCGGCAGGCGAGCCCCCAACATGCTGGCGGCGGCTTCCCAGCCCGCCTTTAACCGGCCAACCCGCAGTTGCTTGGCTTTTATGATCCGGTCCCTCATCGCCCGCGATACATGGGTTTTGCCCGAAAAAACCAGATCAGTGTTCGGAATTTTAACGTCTTCCGCTTTATAAACCACCCGCCCGCGCTTACTGCGGTATTTATTGGCCATCTTCATGGCCGAGCCGATGTTTCCGGTGTTGAAGTTCAGCGGATAAAACCGGTTGCGGAACATGGAGTTCAGTTGAGTCAATGCTTGCTGGTCGTCTATAACACCGAGCACCTTGGAAACATCTTTTTCAATGCGCCTCTCGCCAACACCCCTGGCGTTTTTGGTGATTCCGGAAGGCGGCAGAACGGACGCGGCTTTACGGACAAAAAGGCGCATCTGGTCGCGCAGCGCGTCGTGGGCTGTAAAATTTCCTTCGGCGGCAAAGCGCTTGACGGCCTCATCAAAGGCCCGGCGGTCTATGACCACTTCGTTCATGCGGTTTCGGCCCCGCAGTCCAGGCGCACCGATCCGCCATGCGGAATTGTTGCAGGCACCAGCACCCGGTAGGTTCTGCCGTTGTAAATCACCTTGTCCTGTGACTTTGGAACGGAGTCAAGATCATCGGCCCTGAGCGTGAAGCTGGCGGTGGTTTGCGGAAGATAGCCGTCCAGTTCAAGCGCGATCGCTTCGTCGATTTCTCCGACGACGGCCGAGACCGCTTTTCCGGCAATGGTGACCTCTTCGCCTGTTTCCCGCAGTACGGCGGCCATGTCTTCGCTGAACATTAATTTGCGCATTGGTTTCTCCAATTAAAAAGGCGGGGCGGGATTACCGCTCCGCCTTTCAGGTTTCGGGCGGCATTCATGCCGCCCCTGCGATCCGGCTACGGATTCTCATCGGCCAGAACCTTAATACCAACCGTCTGCGTGGTATTTGAGGCGGCCGTTATCGCCATTCAGCCAGGTTGGCGTTCAGCCATTCCTTAATCGCTCCGACGTTGTAACCCTCTTTTTCCTTTTTCGGGAAACCGGCTTTTTTACTCATGGCGCCAGCCTCTTCAATGGTGACGCCAAGGGCTTCGGCCAGCTTTGCGATGTTGGGAACCGTGTCCGGTCCGGATGAAGCGGTTTTGACCGGCTCTTTAAATCCGATCCACTTTCCGCTGCCGGAAACAAACAGAACGGCCTCTTCAAGGTCAATCCGTTTGCCAGACACCAGTATGCTGCGCCCGTTTTCCTGTTTCAGCTTCTTCAGAAACTGCTTTTGATCCATGAGCGGGGTCTCAGGCGTCGCCAGAGTCACCCAACCGCCGCCGCGTACTTTTCCGAATAATCCTGCAATCTTCATTTTTTACTCCGGTTTTAATTCAACAAAAGACGGGACGCCCCTTGCGGAGCGTCCCTTGCGATTAGGCCGAAACAATGCGTTTCAGGCCGCCGGCAATACCGACCGCTTTGCCGCCGAGGGCTTCGAAGGTCATGTATTTGATGCCAGCCTTGACGTCGTAGAACTCGCGGATGCCGAGCACCAGACCCGTCTGGTCGTCAACCAGCGGTTCAGCCATGCTGTAGCCGTGGCCGTCCTGCGGTTGCAGGTAGCGCATGGCAATAGCCATGCCGGAAGGAACGCCTGCGAAGCCAACAAGGTTCTCTCCGTTGGCCGGAACAACGTTGCTTTCAAACACGCGGAACCCACTGAGCTTGGTGAACATGCCGCCGCGGACCGCTTCGTCGCTGCCGAGGTTGGCAACGGTCTTGATGCTGGCGTCTTTCAGTAGCGCGCCAGTATATGCGCTCGAAAGCACAAGGTTGCGGCCGCCGAGCGGGAGCGTGGCGTTGTCCAGCGCGGTCTTGATGTCGACCACATCATCACTGTCGAATGCGCCAGCCGCGCCGGTGTAAACCGCCGCGCCATAGTTGGCGTTTGTGACGATGGAAAGAATGTTCTGCTGCATCGCCAGACCAACTGCCAGCCCGGCCTGATAGCCGAAGTCTTCCAGCTTGAGCGCCGGAGAATTGGCAAACTGCGTGTCCGTCAGATGCACGGTTTTGAACTTATGCACATCCATGACAACCTGAACCGCTGCGGCGGTGGCGTCGGGATTTGCGGTGTAATCACCGGCGAAGTCGGCGGCAACCTGCGTGGAAATCAACGCGACTTCAACGCTCTTGTTCCGTGTTCCGGGATCGGCCGAAACGTCCATGCTGAATGCCGAAAGAGGCAACAGCGCGTCCACGAACCCCTGGAGGGCTCCCTGTTTGATGATGTCGGCGTTCAGGCCGGCTGCAATAGCGTTTCCCATGATCTTTCTCCTGTTTTACGTTTGTAATCCTGTTCCTGCCAACCCGTCACGCTGGTGAGCACCGGCGGTGGCGGATAAATTATTTTCCTGTCAGAGCCGCTTTGTTTTCGCGGAAAAACTTCGTTTTGGCTGCGCCCGTCAGCTTGGCATACTGCGCCAGAAGCGAACCTTCTCCGTCTGCGCCAGCTTCACCGCCGCCGCCCGATGCGTTCGGATCCTCACCTTTCGCGGAGGCCAGAGTAAAGGCGGGGTTCTGGAGCTTGGTTTGCAGTCCGGCATTTTCAGCTTCAAGAGCTGTAACGCGGGCTGTCAGATCGGCAGTGGCGGCGGTGTGGCCGTCCGTCAGAGCTTGAACGGCAGAAGCGTGGCCGGAAATGGCGGTTGCCTGCTCGGCTAATTGAGCGGCCTGTGCGTCAATCGTGGTCTGCGCCGTGACGGCGGAGGCTTCCAGCGCGGTAATGCTTTCGCGGGCCTGTGAAAGTTCCAGGGTGCGGGTTTCGAGATTCGCCTGCACGGTTCTAAGTTCTTGCGCAACACTCATTTTCTTCTCCAGTTGTTTTTTATTCAATCGGCAATCAGAAATCGCCAATCGGCACTGTTTGACACCATAGCCCCGTTTATTCAGTTGATTAGGGTGCGCAGCTCGTTCATGGCGTCGTCAAACGAGCCTACCATGTCGATTAATCCACGCTTTAATGCTTCGCGGCCGGTGAAATCCTGCCCCTCAAAAGTGTCTTCACCGGAGACCTGGCGGTGCGCCGAAACATGGCCGGTGAACCACTGGTGGATGTCGTCCACTTCGGCCTGCAAAAGGGCGCGATGCTCTTCCGTCAGGCTTGTTCCCGGGTATCCCATGCCCTTGAAGGTGCCGGTCTTGAACAGCTCAACATCCAGCCCGTTCATTTCCATACGCTTCGACTGGTCAAGATAAGCCATATACACGCCAATACATCCGACGCTTGCGCTTTCGGCGGCAACAATCTCTTTGGCTCCGGCGGCGATCCAGTAGGCGGCGCTGTCGCACATTGAATCCGTGTAGGCCACAACCGGCTTGCTGCAGTTGGCCACCATGTTTCCAAACTCCGGAACTCCCGTGACCGATCCGCCAGGGCTGTCGATGTTCAGAATGATCCCGCGAATGCGCGGGCTGGCCTCGGCATCCTTAAAGGCGCGGGTCATGTCGTCGAGGTCGGTCATGCCGCACATTTCTTTCATGAAGCTGGAAAGGCGCTGAGTGATCGGGCCTGAAATGTTGATGACGGCGATGTCGCCTTGAGTCTGCATCAGCCCTTCCGGCAGTTTGTCCGCCGACCGCCCGGCGGCAAACAGTTTCGATGCCTGCGCAGCAACGCCGCCGTCTTCGTGGGCCAGTCCGGTGACGTGCTGCATGAAGATTTTTGAAATCTCAGCGTGCATCTGCGGAGTGATCAGGCAGGGTTTGCAGAAAAGCTCTTTGGTTAATTGTGCGAATCTCATTTTTCATTCTCCTTCTTTTTTGAAGCGTCAGACGGATCGGCATCATCGGACAAATCTGATTTTTTCTGATCACCAGCCGCCGCACCCGGAGTCGCGGCGTTGGTGAAGTGGGCGATGGTGATCGGGGCGTCCGGGTGCTCCAGGTTATGCGCTTCGACCCGTTTGGCGGCATCGGCCAGTTCTTCTGAAATTTCCTGCCAGACCTGCTGACGGCGGCGGCCCTGTCCCTTGACGATGTTTGTGACGCTCTGCAACCCGATTTCCAGATTCGTCTTGTCGCCACCCGCCTGTTTGTCCGGGTCAAGGCTTTCGAAATAGGGCTCAATCCATTCAACTTTCCACCATTCGGAAACGCCGTTGGCGTCAACCGGCGCCGGCGGCAGGGTGCCGTCTTTGATGGCCTTGGCGATGCGCCACTGCCAGAGATGGTTGAGAAACCGCTTTGCCAGCCAGTCAGTCGAAATCTGAAACGCATGTGAGGCGTGCAGACTGGCGGCGCGGTGGGTGCTGTAGGAGCCTTCTTTGAAAATCAAAAGCAGAAATTCATACGGTACACCAAAGCAGGCCGATATGATGCGCAGGGTTTGCTCAAGATATTCGATGCTTCCGGATCCTGGTGTTTTGCCTTCGACCAGGTCCATGGTGTCGCCGGACGGGAGGTTAAACTCCATGCCCCATTCCTGTTTGAGCACGTCGCGTTTTTTGCCGTTTTCGTCGGTTTTGGTCATGCCACGGAATCCGGCATTACCGGCTCCACCGCCGTCTTTACGGGTGAAGGCAACAAGGCGCATGGCCTCGTTTTTGATTTTGTTGAGGATGTAGTTGCTGGTTTCGTCGTGGTCGCGCACGGCCTCAATCAGCGGGGCGATGTCCGGAACGCCAAGGAGCTGATCAAAGCGCCACGGCTTATAGCAGTGGATGAAGTTCTCGGCTTTGACGTAGCGGTGGCTTGACGTATCGACCGATCTGCCGCCTTTGCGGTTGCAGATGTAATATCCAACCACAATCCCCTGCGATGTGCGGCGCACCCCTTGAGTGACCAGCGGGGCGGTCTTGTATTCGCTCGGTGTTTGGATCCGCTCGTATTCGATCGGCTCAATCTGGCCGTTTGAAAGCATGATAAACCCGCAACCACCGGCCCATAGGCGCGAGGTGAGCGTCAGCTTTTGCAGGTCGTATAAATCGCCCTGCTGCCGGAAGTCGGCGGTGTTGACATAGACATCGTTCCACCAGGCTTCGGCTCTAGCGTTCCACTCCGGACTGGACGAAAGCGCGGTCGGCGGAAGGCCAAAACATACGGCGTAGTCGGCAAAGCGGTTGATTGCGCCGGATACCACGGAGTTGTTTCTGAACAGGTCGGCCCCTTCGAGCATCAGTTTTACACGGTCGAAGGATGAAACGGCGGATTCCTCGCTGCCAGACCGGCTGCGGCCAAAGGCCTGCATGGTGCGGTAGCGGCCGCCGGATGTCGCCGAATAAGCCCCGCCCGCCATGATTTTAAACTGGGCGCGGTTTGTCATTCTGCGGATCGCCAGACCCGGAGCGACAGCGGAAAGCATTTCCTCAAAGCGGGTTGCCTTAAAATCATCAGCCATGACAATTCCCCTGATTTACGATTGAAACCCCGCCATCACCGCTTGCTTCGGTCTCGGCCCTGGACTTCCAGAACAGGTATTGCTCCTGATAAAAAGCAATGTTCTGTTTGGTGAAGGTCTGCCCGCCGACCGAATAAGACGCGAGGCCGTCTTCAACCAGTTTTACGAGGACATCCTCGTATTTTTCTGCCCATTGCTGGGCGCTCAGCAGTTCTCTTGGCATAGCGGCACTCTCCGCCATAGCCCCGTTTATTCAGTGACACAAAAAAACCCCGCACGAATGCAGGGCTCTGAAGTGATCAGACATCTCGCTTATTGCGCCGGCGGAGCAGGTATTTGGTATCCGGTGTGATATATCCCGCTAATGACGGCGGCCAGCAGGCAGAGGATTGAGCAGTCCCATAGATGGTTTTCGTGTCCGGACTTAACGACCCACACGCCGTCAATGCGTTCCTCGGAGGCAAGCTGGTTGGCGAGCATGGCCTCGGGGTGGTTGTAGATGCTCCACTTCCGGTCGCTCTGGCCTTTGATCAGTTCCAGTTTCATCATTTTGAAGATGTCGGTGTGCCATGAGTACGTCAACACACTGGTTTCCTCTTTCTGCCGCGTGGTGCCTTCAAACGGGTCAAGGTAGGTCTGTTTGTACGGAAGGTTGATTTTGTCAGCCCCTTTGCACGGAACCCAGCCGGTTCCGAGCTGGTGGCAGGCCCGCAGCACTTCGAGCTGGCGTTTGGCGTAGCCGTAGTCGATTAATATTTGCGAGGCCCGCACCTGGTTGGCGAACTGTTCGGCTTCTTCCCAGGTGATGACGTGCCGCCAGTCCAGCGTGGCGTGGTCGCCGCCTTCAACGTATTCCTCGGCATAACAAACCATGTGTGCCTGCTGCATGTCGATTCCGGTAAACACGGCCGTCTGCTTGCGCTCGTAAAACTTTGCCATGTAGCCATCGCCGGAAAACAGCGGACTGCCTTTGGTGTGCTGTTTTTCAACGCGGTCATGGATCAGGCTGTCGGTGACGCGCAGCATGTTGTCGGTGTGTTCCTCGCACCACTCTTCATACAGGTACGTCCGCATGTACTGCGGGTTTTTCTTTGCTTTGGCCTTGAGAAAGTTGACGGCCAGCTCCCCAAAGTCGCCGGATTTTAGCGGGACCATCGGCGAAACATATTTTGCCGTGATTATTCCAGCCGGGGCGTTCGGGTTCTCGGCCTTCCACTTGCCGCGCCGGGCAACTTTCATCCGGTTTTTCTCGGTGATGATCGTACCGTCCAGGGTCTGGTAACAGGCCGTGGCCCGCACTTTGTCGAGATCCCATGTCCCGTCTTCTTTTTTCGCGCTTTGATCCCATTTGAGGCCGGGCGTGTCGCGCCCGCCGTCGCCTTTCTCGAATTTAAACAGCCGCTTTGTTTTCGGGTCGGGCATGTACCAGTTGAGCTGGCTCCCGTTTTGGTATTCAATCCAGATCGGGTCAGCACTGGTGGAGCGCTTGGCCTTCGGGTCCATCGAGGAAACGGCCTGAATGGTCGAAAACGCATAGCCTGCAGTACGCTTGCGCAGCAGGTCGGCCGAGGTCGCGGGCCAAAGACTCACTTCGTCGCCGTAGATGTCCTCGTAACCGTCCTGCTTGTAGATCATCTTGTCGGCCACCCAGCCGATGCGTAGATCCATGTCTTCAAACGCGATGTCGTGCTCAAGAATATGCGCCCGATGATATTTTCGGTTAGTTTCTGTCGCTAGACCGAACCCGCGCTTTATCCGTTTGCGCATCAATCCCTCGGCGCTCGACTGGCTGCCGGACATAAAAAGCGAGGACTTGGGCGCTCTGGCGACGTTATAGCGCAATTTCCCCAGCAGCAGGTTTTCCGTTCCGCCAGCACGCGAGCATTTCATCACCCAAATTTCTCGCACGTCGCGCGAGACGGACATTTCCAGTAGCTCTTTCCAGCCGGGGAAGTAATCGGGATCATACGGGGCTTTGTTTTCGGTGTCGTAGTTCGGCACTCGCCCGTAGTCCACATGCCCGGCAAGCCACTCCCAAGGCTTTTCCTTCGGCTTCGGCTTTGCTATCGCCAGCAGCGCAACTCTGGTTTCGTGTCTCATCCTGCCGTTTCTTCAATGGCTTCAATTTTTGCGACGAGCGCTTTGCGGGTGTTGGACACCAGGTGTTCGAGCCGGTCGAGCAGGTGCGCGTCCTTGGTGAGCGCTGAGGCTTCGGCGACGAAGTAGTCGAGGGTTGAATTCCAGTGGCCCTGCATTTCGCGCATTTCGTAAAGGTGGTCGGATAAAGGAATGGCCAGCCCGCGCATTTCATCAATTTTTAATTGGAGAATCTCACACTCCAAATGGATTTTTTTAGCCTTCCCGGTGCCGTGCTCGCCCTTTAAATTCTTGTTGTCCTCTTCCCTGTGTTTTTTTATCGCATCCAAAACGTGAGCAACGTTGAACTTTTGCCCCTTCGGTGTTTTTTTGATTCCGGCTTTTTGAATATGCCGGCGGATCATGGTCTCGGACAAGCCCTGACCCATATCAACAAGCAGGCTTCCGATCTCCAAAACTGTTGCGTATTGGGGAGTTTTTATAGCTTTGGCTTTGTCGTTTCCTG